CTTTCCCGTAAATCCACTGCCTGACCGTCTCGCTCAAGCCCTAAGACTATATCTGATAGCTGTCCTATGGAGCCTGATCCGCGAAGCTGATGGAGCTTGGTTCTGCCGCCCTCCTCGTGGCCGTAATCAACGCGCTTCAGATGCGAGGCTACAAACATACATATATCTAGCTCCTGTACCAGTGTCCTCAACTTAGTCATAATCTCATCAAGTGCTTTACGCTCATCCATGTTAGACTGATCTGATACAAGGATACTGACGTGATCTAAAAAAATGTACTTACACTTCAGTACACGAACCATGTATCGCACACGAGAGATTATGTTATCAATAGAGTTACTTCCAAAATGATCAAAGAAGAACACCCGGTCCTTTTCGAGCGTATTTTGAAACGCACTCTTTAGCTCCTCCTCAGTATATTCAAAGTTAGGCAGATGTATAGGCTTATTCATTTCCAAACCTATCAGCGCCTGTGCTGTTCTAGTTACGCTTTCCTCAAGAAACAGAAGCCCAATGTTCTTCTCTGTTTTGTTGAGAATGTGGAACGCTATTTCACGCATAAACGATGACTTGCCAAGACCGGAACCAGCAGCAATAGTGATAAGCTCACCACAACGTATTCCGTATGTCAGATTGTTCAAACCTTTGTACGGATAGGATACCTCACTTTCTGTTGGCCCTGCCTTAACATCCTCCCACAGAGAAGCACCGGAGATAATGCCCTCTGGTGTATACTTCTCTGAATGCCACCAAAGACGCTGAAACTCCTTTTCATCATTGCCAATAAGATACTCATTAGCATCTTTTCTGTTTAGGTGGACTATCTCTGCTTTGGGAAGAAGTAGTTCAGCGACTTCCTTTGCCGCCTTGCGCCCAACATCATCATTGTCGAAGCATATCTTGATAGTATCAAACTTATTTAAATACTCATAGTTATCAGAGATATCCTTTACGGCGCTTTTTACTCCTGACTTTATAGAAATCACCGGCCACTTACTTCCTAGCATCTGGAAGGTTGAAAGGGCATCTACTTCCCCCTCTGTGATGGTGATGAACTTCCCACTATTGAAAAGTGATTGACCAAACAGCGTAGCTGATGAAAACTTTCCTTTAGTGGAAAAGGTCTTGCTTTCAACTCCTCTCTTTTTGTATGCTACGCGCACATGATCACTATCGTAATACGGGAAATACCACTCCCGCGATCCTTTGGTAACGTTAAAGAACTTACATGTACTTTTTGAAACACCTCTATCGGTCATGGCTTCTAATGTACCTATATCAAGTTCCATGCTCACCTCTTTCTTTATAGATACGTCTAGTAGCGTCCTATTACCGGCACTACTGTGTTTAATCCCACATGAAAAGCAGTATGAATTGCCGTCTTGATAATATGCTACGGCATCGCTGCTTCCACAATCAGCACAGGGCTGATGGGTCTTAACATATCTGGTCATAGTAATTCTTCAACTTGAGGTTCCTTTTCAACGTGAGTAAGGTATCTGTATCCATTCGAATACTTGAAGGTTCTTATTCCTGTACCATCATTGGAGTCAGACCAACAATTATACTTATGGTGGCACCACCTGCATTCGGATGGAAGTTTCCTGTTCCCGTTATTTTCAACCTGTTCTTCATAGCAGCGCACAGGCGGCTCACTCTTGGCTATAACTTCACGCAACTCATCAATGCGTTTAGACGCATCAAGCGTACTCATATCTTCAACAGATAGCAAGGCTAAATCACCATACTGCTTGTCAATGGCAAGGAAGGCTCCTTCATCCATATCCAACGCTTGCATGTATCCTGATATCTGATAGACGTAACCGAAGGGATCATTCGAGAAAAGCTCACCACGAGAGAACTTCTTGAACCCGTAGCTTGAAGAAGTCTTAACATCGACTACTACATCATCGATGACAGCATCAATGTGACCCTTGATATCGTTAAGGGAAACCTCCTTCTGCATGTCACGTACATCATGGTTAGCTACCTTACATAGAAAAAGTAAGAAGCCCTCCAGCAGATGCCCATAGAAGAATTTAATTCGCTCATTGGGCTTTAAGTCTTGCTCAATAGGCTCATGAAAGTCGTACCACATTTTACGTTTGTCTTTTCCAATATTAGACATACGCAAAGTAGCTTTTCTATTTTTTTCTCGCTCCTCCTTACTGAAAAAGGTATGCACCTCTCTTTCAATAAAGGAAAGAAGGAACTTCATGTCATCTTCATGAACTTCAATACCTGAATCAATTATTTCATAGATATCTTTTACAAGAGTATCGACAGTTTTCATTGTAGCATCTCCTTGTAATGTAAATTATGGAAGGCCCGTCCCTCACCTTTCCAAGTGTTAACCCCAGTTGTGATCAACCCCTACCATTAGTATGTTACTCTAAAACTATATTACTTCATCTTCCGTGTCTGACTCCTCTGCGTCCAGTTCTTCCATTTCGTACTCAACAAGATTAACAACCATCAGTTGATTAAGACCAAGACTGACCCCAGATTTTCCTTTGTACGTCCAATCATACGGTTTGGCCGAAATCTTAATAGTTGATCCGTTACCAATAATAGTATCGTCCCACAGACGCTTCGAAGCATCCATAACTCTTGGAGGACGTATCGCCTTCGCAGTAACGAAGCTGCCGCGCTCCTCATCATTCTTAATAGGAATGCCATAACTTTCTAGCTGCTTCACTACCTCAGAAGACAAGTTACATACGTCTACCTGATACTTGTTGGAAAGATTGTTGGGCTGTCCTTCAAGAACACGCGCCCACATTGAAGTTCCTCGTATAATCATACTATATCTCCTTATTTAAGTTTTGTTAATGTTCAGCATCATACCATGTGCTGCCTACTCCTACATCGCATGCTAGTGGACAACGTAAATTCAACCGCTGCCCTGCTTGCTTGATACCATCTTCGCATACCTTTTTGAAGATGTCAAGACTTTTTTCACCCACTTCGTAAATATATTGATCGTGTACACTGCATACCAGTTGGGCCTCAAGTTTTTCCGCCCGAATGCGCCTGTCCATTTCGATGGCCCACTGCTTACACACAATCGCACCGGCACCCTGTAGCAGCGTATTCAGTCCAGCATGGGGAGAGCGAATGTGGATGCGCCGCCCGTCTAGTCCGTTGACATATCCGTACTGCGATGCCTTCTTTATAACCTGCTCCTGTAATTTTTTAAGATCAGGCATATTTGTTAGAAATCTATTCTTCAGTGCCGCCCCTGTCTTCGCTGACCCGCCTACAATGGAACCAATCTTCTCCGCTCCTGCGCCATACAGAAAAGCATATATGAACGTCTTTGCCTGTGAACGAGTAGACAACCCCGCTGCATTCATGTTAGCCGTATGCGGATCACCATTGACAACTTCGTTAGTGAACGCATCGTTATTCATGTAGTGCGCCAGCATCCTTAATTCAAGGCCAGACGCATCAGTATCTACAAGAACACTTTTTGTTGGCGCTATAAAACATTGCCGTGATTCTTTTCCGTATATTTTGTTAGAAGATACGATGTTAGCCATATTGGGTTCAGAGTGCGTCATGCGGCCTGTTACCGCGCCCATCGTAAATACTTTACCGTGTACCCGCCCATCTGCGCTGGATGCGTCAAGCCAACTCTCTATAGTCTTCCAGCGTGTTTCAAGAGTTTTCCATAATACAAGGTTCTTCACTGAACTGGGCGCAGCATCCGATAATGTCTCTAAGTTCTCCTCGCATACCTTTGGTGCACCTTTGGGTGTAAATCTTGTTGGCTTCCATCCGTATTCGTTCATGCGCTCTACAATTTGTTTAGGTGAACCTAAGTTAAAATCCTCATATCTGATGAGCGTATGGTTCCCCACAGATTGACTGATATCTTCAATGTGGGACAGCCCTACTTTGGAAATACTGCCGTCCTTCTTCTTTTTAATTACAACGTCCTTGACTGCACGAACCTTTGGCTTGAAAAAGGATTGTATGTTGCTTTCTATTTCTTCGCTTCTTGTTTTTATTTCGTATAGCAACTCAGACGCTTTTTGTAAATCAAGAAGAAAACCGTACCTTTCCTGTTTGTTAATGATATGCCGTATGTTGTGTTCAAGAGATATACTTGTGTTAGAAAATCCCGGCTGTTCATACATCATCAAGTATTTGTATATAGCTTCTGTTACCTCTACATCGTTGATACAATACTCAAGCATAGTCTCTGAATATTCGCTGAAATCAGAGAACTCTATTTTGCACTTACCAACTAAGCTGGACAGGTTGTTAAGGGAATGTCCACCCTTTCTGTTAGGATTAAATAAATATGATAATACAAGAGTATCCGTTATCTGCGACACCTTTATATTTGTACCCCACAGCTTATTTAGAATAGGCGCATCAAATGATAAGATGTTATGTCCTATAAATTTTTTGTAGTCCTTGATGTAATCAGCAAATTTTGTTGGATTTGTAAATGTTCTTATTTCCTTTGTGTCTGTATCTTTTGTTGCCACTACCCATATCTTAGTAGCATTGAGCGAATCAGTTTCTATATCAAGAACCAGTGCCATAGTTTTTCTCCGCTAATTGCTATCGCCAGATACGCCCGTGTTCCTAAGAATAACCACGGCCTCCTTGAAAGAATACCCAAAGGAAAGAAGACTGTCAAGACAATCATCATAAGATATCTTGCCTTTTTCGAATTGAGTTATTGAGTGTTCTATATTTATAACATTCTCAGAAAGTTTCTTCATGTTCATCTTCACTCTCTCCTAATACTAAGTTGATAACTTCTTTACTTTCTCCATTTACTGATACATAAACATGTTTTTGTGTTTCTCCGTGTTTGTTAATCCATTCATCTAGTGGCATGATAAGAGCATCTTCCTCCATCTCCATCAGCCATCCTTTTATTTTACCCATCGTGATCTCCTTTTCATTAGAGTAGTGAGACAAGAGTATTTTTTAGGCACGGCGACTATCGCCTGTGTCTGGTGTCGGGCCACCACTCTTGTCTCTCCCGATTGAAAGTACAACTACCATCCTGCCTATCG